CTGGGCTAACAAGGTCGCCAAAGGTGAACTCTGGGGTGATTGAAGTATCCCAACCATTTAGTGCCCACAACTGAGGAATAAGATCGTGGTTCAACTGATCTTGAATCTCAATCAACTTAGACTCAATAGCCATGTTAGAGATGCTTTGTAAACTCTCAGCAAGACTGAAAGAGCCACCACCACCTTGACCAAGAATAAGCTGAGAAGCCATCAATGCAGAAATGATTTCATTCTTATAAGAGGCAATGATTGCTGTAGTGTCAAATGCCTTTTGCCCAGTGACAGAGATAACATCAAACTTGAAGTATTGCTCGCCTTGGTCATCCAAGACTTGAGGAAGAATAAGGCCAGACTGTTCATTCATATGAAGGTTACGCATAATCCGTTGATAGTAAGCGTAAACTTCCTTATCTTCTGGACTAGCATCTTCAGCCATGTAGCGTGGTGGGATGTATAACACCTTCAAACCACGAACATCACTACTAACACCAGTTGCTTGAAACTCTTCAAGATTAGTCTTGTACTTCCAAGCTAGATACACAGACTTGAGTGGACTCTCGCCCTCGGGGTTGTTTTTTATTGGGCTATTTCGAAGTAGCATAAACTTCTTAACTGGAATAAACTCTTCTTTCCAAGAGGAAGTCATTACACCGCGTTTACCATTAGGCTCAACAGCGTATTGATTCAAACCAGCAAGCTCTCTGCCACCTTCTTGCCATTCCCAGCTACTAACTGTGTCTTGCGCAATAAGAGGAAGAGACTTAAGACCTACAAGACCATCATCAAATTTACTACCATTCTTCTTGTAACGCTTACGTTATACTTTCTCAATAGGAGCAAAACCAAACCTATTGAACGAAGTAGCTTGACGAATGAAGCTACCCCAGCTATGATCCATGTCATTCATTACTTGACGTAGGAACTCAGCTTTGTCTTTCAATTGTTCTTCATATCCCTCTGGAATCTTTACACTCCAAGGAACACGAGCAATAGCCATTTCTACAAGGTTGAGAGCAGGAGCAATAGTTGCATCCTTTGCCATCTTCTTGTATGTTTGCATACACATTGGCCACCGAAGTTCAGAGTTGCACTCTTCTACGATAGTCCCTGCTGCTGTCCACAAACCATTAAAACTGCTTTGCCCAAGCTTTAGACGAGGGATAGGAATATCCCCTTGCGTCAAAGCCTCTACATTTGGTTGCATAGAGGCGTCTGATTCAGGCATACATCACGCCTCCTTACATATTGTTAAATGGGTTTGAAACGGATAGGTCTGTTGATTTAAGACCAGACATGAAGTTTGGTATTTGGAATTTTTGGGCTAGTGTGATGAAAGCATCTGATGTGGCGTCCACTTGGTCATCCTTGTTCTTGCGACTTCCGTCAAAAAGTTCCAATTCATCAAAGTAATCGTCATTCCACGGGCCTTCAACATAATCTACAAGACCGGCTTCAGCAGCAGCAGCAAATGGTTGAAAACGAATTATCTTGGATTTATTCGAAGGGCGCATTCTTGCGTAGAAACCCTCTTCAATAATTTCCTTAATCATCATTTGACCAGCGGCTTTACCAGCTTGACCAGGCTCCTGCGGCAAAATAATCTGAGTGCCTGGAGGATCATCTTTACAAGTCTCAATAATCTTCTGCATAACTTCGCCAAAGCGAGCACGAAACCTTACAGAGTCTAGGACTACATAACGACCTTGTTTTGTCTTACCAATGAGAACACCAGCAGTCCAGTCGGGATTTGGAAGTGTTTCTGAAGGAATGGAACCAGCGATATCCCACGCACGGCAGTAAGAAACAAACTCTTGTTCGTAGAATCTAACTGGCCTACAGAAGTCTTTCTTCATGAATCCAGAAGATAACTCTTTCGCATACCATGACCCGAGGTAAAGGCGTTCCATTTCTACGCGGGGCATGTTGATAAGTTTATGAACGTAGGATGGGTCACGCTCAAGCAAAATTGGATTATCGTGGCAGTTGGCTGGCAGGAAGCAAAAGGACATAGGGCCGCAATCGGGGCCATATATCTCTAACAACTCTTCTTTTGTTTCTTTCCATTCCATCTTATTGCCGATACGAACAAACCACATTTGTTTGCCGTCACGATCTTTACGTGGAATACCTTTTTCATCTAAGTACCCTGCATCTTCCAACCACTTACGAAGGTAGGAATTATAATCAGGGTTCGCTGTCATCATCATGACAGGCTTCATTGGAGCTGCTGTTCGCATACGAGAAATAAAATATAGAACTTGAGACTCTTCAAACTGTTGAGCTTCCAATATGTTCAATCAAGCTCGTTAGACTTGACCAGCAGCTTTACCTGCATCTCTATATTACTATAGATGTTCAGACCATATCATCATCCACTTGGGATGCTCCCCGTTTCAGGCTACTTAGCCCTACTCTACTCACTTCCACATTTCTGTGTGCTTTCGATGGTCGTTGCACGTTCTCTGTTAAGAGCTTCGCTCAGGATTGTCCTATTAGGAGTTCCCCTGAGTTAAAGGAGTTATTCAATATACATTGCTGTATAAGGCGACAAATTCTATCGACCAAGAATGCGCTTACTTGCCAACCTTGGAAATTGTGTTTATCTTTCTCTTGTTCACAACCCTTACATACAATAGTGGAAGAGTTCGGGAACACAAATTTGGAATCTTTGACACGAAACTTAGCACCAAATGTTTGGTAAATCTCTTGTCCTGTCTCTGCTGGGCCACCGGGGCCAGTCACTTGAACCATTGTTCTTCGTAGAATAACACCACGGAACTTTTCCATATCAGGGCGTGTCACCCATTGTAAGAATGCCATCACGCCTAGGTATGATTTACCACTACCCAATCAGTTGTGAAGCCGTTACACTTCTTCCACCCTTTCGGAGTGTTGTCGGACTATCTCTTTAGCTTTTCAGCTACTCCCCGTTTCGATTGCACTTGCAACCTACGACATAAAGTCTAGTCTCTGCACTTTCCTATTTATAGGCTTAGCTCAGGATTGGCGTAGCTTTACAGCCTTAGCTTTCCCTGAATTAGAGGAGTTTAACGCGACCCATAGTATTAAGCCGCGCCTCCGAAGAGGACTATATCATTTCGCCCATCAACCGCCTCAAGAAATGCGGCCTGTTTTTCTGATGCTGGCGAGATTAATTGTACGTCACTCATTGTTTAGTGAATCCATAGTATTTAATTTCCGCTTCTTTCCGGGTGGCGGCAGCTTCGCTAACATCTTCGTAGAAACCTAGTGAAACTTTCTTCTTATCTACGCTGATATACGCCTCCCATTTGTCTAACCTTTTATCCCAACAAACACCAGTTACACCTGACTTATTTGTTGCTCTGATTTTCTGATCATATGCTTGTATGCTATAAGTTGCCCACTCACAAGTATCACTAGAGTAGATCATAGCGCCATTGATCCTGTTGATGCTCGTACCCTCTGGTCGTACACCCATGTCCTTGAGGAAGTTAGTAAAATCCTTCCACTCATCACAGACAGTAATACCAATAGCACCATATAGCTGATAGGCGTGGTGATTTTGATTTAAGCACCTTTGCATCATAGAGTGCCATGAAGTGAACGTTGGGCTGTGGTCAGCGTGCGTAGTGTGACCGTGCTTCTCTCTTTTATAGTCACATCCGCAACTAGTTGACCCGTTCTTCAAAGCTGAACTTCTCAGGACTTTGACGTTACCACACTCGCATTCACAGTTCCAACGAATTGCTTTGTAGCCCTTCTTGGTTATTTTATCATCTGCTCGGGATACTACAGTCAACTTGCCCTGTATAGTACCCACCCAATCCTTATCTAGGTCATAGCGGGCGCAACCACAAGACTTGACCTGTCCAGCGCGTAAACTCTGTGCGTTTGTCTCTGTGGTATTCCCACAATCACACTGACATAACCATATAGGCTTGGATTGACCAGAGGGGTATACCTTGCTACCAATTCTTTTTATAACGACAAGTTTACCGTATCTGTTTCCTTCTTCAGATATAAGTTTCTTGTTATTTACAACTCCACTCATGCTCAGCTCCTTTATTCAAAGGTAACTGCGTGTCTCCCGACAAGGCATGATAGTTTATTTATCTGCTTTCATAACTGCAATGACTGCTTCTGTAACCCATTCAGGAATAAAGTCAAAGTCCACATGCTCTTCTTCGCCATCAACTAGCTTCACACAGAAGCCTGGAGTGTCTACTAGGTAGCAGTAGGTTTCTTCATCACCGTTAGG